TATTACGACCTTATCTTTGGGTGTCATTTATGAAATTGCTTTAGTCAATCCCTTGGGTGCAGTTTTATCACAGACTAATTGTGCTACAATAGGTGAAAGTACTGAACCAATGAAGATTCCTACACCTGCTGGGGTGGCAAGACTGACAGACAACAATGCAGGATTACAGGTTGCAATCGAATTCACAATAACCCTGTTTAGCATCTTTTCATCGACATTTCCCTTGACGCCTGGTATGAGCAGAAAAGACTTTGTAATGATTTCTCCAACTGCGGTTGCCATTGCTATATTGGAACCCTGGACTGCGGCATAACCTAGATATGTACTGCTAATCGTGGCTGAAGTAATTGTTCCTGGGTCTGATGGATTTGGTTTTGGTGTGAAATACATTACGCAACCAGTAGTCAATGCAAGATTCAATCCAACATAACAGGCATTTGCGTCTGCCCATTTGTATGCCTCATTTGCAGCAAACTCTACATAAACAACGCCTTCTTTTGTGTACTTAATGACTTCTCCTGTGCCTTGTTTCCATGCATCAGATGTAACATTAAATCCCTGTTTTGCGTACTCATCTGCGTTTTTAACGCATACAGAAGTGGTGTGTTCGACTGCCTTGGCTGTATCCTTGACAAGACTTTCTGCAAAGTTTTTTGTGGCATTATATGCATCGGTTGCACCTTTGGCAACAGTATTTCCTGCGTCTACAATTGCATTCCCTGCTTTTTTACCAGTATCTACAATTGCATTTCCTACTTGTTCCCAACTACTTTTCTTAAATGGATTCCATCCCATGTCATTCTCCTTTTTCGAGTTTAGCAATATATCTATCCATCATATGATCAAAAATTCCAATAAATTTCTCGCCTTTTTGTCGGGCTTTAAATCGACTTCTCACCATGTCTTTAATTCTCTGCCAGCTTGAAAGGTTTCGAAACTCACCATAGAAGTTCATATATTTGTGTGTTCCGTGATGCCTGTAACCCATAATCAACAAGGGAACCTTGGTCACATCGTCACAATTATTTTGTACTCTATAATGGGCGACATTGAGAGAGTTTACAAATTCTTTTGTTCCTACACGAGGACTGCCAAATGTAATCAATGCGATGACTTTTTTCTGTATTCTACTCGCAGCGAGTGTGGCCATGGCAGCCCCTAGACTATGACCGGTAACATATAGAAGGTCTATTTGTTTCAAAGATTTTTCGATTGTAGGCCACAGTTTATCGAGTTCTTCTTTAAAACCACGATGCACACACCCACCACTTGATTCAGTTTTCATTCGTGCTTTGAGGTCTGCAAGTACATCACCCTTTGATTGTGTTCCACGAAAACTGAGCACATATTCATTTGCACTTTTAAGAAGATATCCCTTAGCATCTTTTATGTCAAAAAATTCTACAATTTCATAGCCTTGATGTTTAAACTTCTGACGAGAATCTTTGGGGTCTTCGTAGGTCGTGGCTGCGATTTTTGCAAATTTAAGTAGTTCTTTTCGTTCCATTTTTGTCTCCCTATTTTAAAAACACATCATTGATTTGACGATTGACCCTTATGAATGTGGTACACTTTGGTAATTGCTTGAGGCAAGATGCACCAACATAAGTACAGGTCGAGCGTAGACCGCCAAGCAAATCTTGTATTGTGTGCTTCACGGCACCACGATACGGTATCTCTACTGTGCGGCCTTCGGAACTACGATATTCGGCAACACCGCCATGATGCTTCTCCATTGCAGTATCGGAGCTCATACCATAGAATGTTACTTTGTTGTCTTTGATTTCACCACCGCCTTCATCATGGCCTGCAAGCATACCACCAAGCATTACAAAGTCTGCACCGCCACCAAATGCCTTGGCTACATCACCGGGACAGGTACAACCACCATCTGCAATTATATGAGCACCAAGGCCATGTGCAGCATCAGCACATTCAATGATGGCCGATAACTGAGGATAACCTACACCTGTTTGTATGCGAGTGGTACATACAGAACCTGGCCCAATGCCTACTTTAACAATATCGGCACCACGCAACACCAACTCTTGTGTCATATCAGCGGTCACTACATTACCAGCAATAATTGTTTTGTTTGTAAATTCTTTGCGAACCTTTTCAACGAAATCACCAAAGTGTTCACTATAACCATTAGCAATATCAATACAAATAAACGATATGTCTGGATTGTTTTGTAGTATGATACCAAGTTTGCCAAACTCCATTTCACTTGTGCCTGTAGATACAGCAAAGGTATCAGTATACATGATATTCTCAGAGCCAGAACGGTGTTCTGCTACAGTATAATCTTTCTTTAATACTGTAAACAAGCGTAATGGACTGAGGGCCTTTGCCATTTCAAATGTACCTACGCCATCCATATTTGAGGCCATAATTGGTACACCAGACCATGTTTGACCTGAGTGCTTAAAATAATATTGTCTTTCGAGGTCAACTTCTTTGCGGCTACTTAATGTAGACCGTTTTGGTCGTATCAATACATCACGGAAATCTAATTTAATATCTTCTTCAATTCGCATTTTCTAATAATGTCCTTTCTTGTATATCCCAATAGTTTTCAATGGCTTTCTTGGCAAACTCTAATGATACAAACCGACCAAGGTAGTTTTCTTGATTGGCCAATATAATGATGGCCATGTATATTTTGGTGTGAGATATATTATGTGTTTGACCTACGATACAACCATTCTCGGTTCTGTAATAGTAATGCGTATCATGGTCAGTATCTTTCCATTCATAGTTCATCATCTACAACACCTCTTATCATCTACAAACAACGGTTGAACAATATATCTCTGGTGAAATGGTTTATACACCTTGTCTTTCAATAGACCAGCAACAATGCCAATGCCTGGTATGAGCAGCAGGCATAAACTAAAAACCATGAGTAAAGCACAAATAAAATTAAGCAACTTCATATGAGGTAGGACTTGGTAGGCCTGAATATGAATCCCAATTACCTGCCAGGTGTAGTGCCTCTTTTACATAGTGCAGGTCTTTATATGTAAGTATTTCATCGGTCATGCTATTGATTGATTCTTTTATTCTATCTGTATCAACCGTCAGAAGCGGCACAACATAGGTACGAATAAAGAAAATCGCACAATCACCAAGTGGCACGGTTACTTGTCTCTCTGCCCGATACCACATATTTTCTAGGCCCTCATTTGTCCATGGTTTCTTGACCAATGGGTGCTGACTTAGATTTGAAGTGTTTGCAATTGTCCATACAGAGCGAATATATGGACCTTTTTGTGTAATCATTGTCGCAATCTTATCAGCAGCTGCCATGATGAGTTGTTTATCGGCCAATGGTTCGTGTATCTCTGCAAAGCTTTTATTGATCTTCTGTAATGGATTCCAACCGGATGGAAAGCAAACCGATGCCATTTGTATGGATAATTTGTCATTCATATCAGGCGCCCATACAACAAAATCTTCTTGGTATTTCAGTATTGCTTCATACATCGTTTCGCATTGTAAATATTCCAATACTTTTTTATATAAGTATGGATTCCAATTGTTACCATACGCCTGAGCCAATATTTTTTTCTTCTCGCTGATATAGTGTTCATAATCAGCATCTTGGTAAGTAATTGATTCATTCTCACCAAGAAGTCGCATATTTGGCCTCATACGATAAGGCACATCAATTTCAAAGGGTATCATTTTCTATCGTTTTTGATTATTTGATTGTTGTGGTACTGGAAGTCTTGGTAACTTTTTCCATGCTTCAATCTCTGCCTGTTGAGCTCTTTGGGCTTTATCTAATTCAAGTGTCAAATGTGAAATGTCATCTATACTATTTTTAAGTTTAACATCATTTTGTACCAAACTATCAGTCTTTATATCCATATTGTTCAGTCTTTGTTCCATAAGACCTAAACGATGCTTAAAATATTCTACATCTTGGCCTCGACTGGATAAAAAAGCATAAAGAACAATTACTACTGCCACTAACACCATTGTAAGTGTAAGGAGAATACTGATTTTTTCTTCGTTACTGAGTGACTTTATTTCTTTGATAATGTTCATTTATTTTTATCGATGATTACTGGTAATTTGGCAATTGGTCTTTGTTCGCACCAAACTTTTGCTTCTGAATTCACTTGTCTCAAAGCATTAGTAAAAGTAGATTCTTTACTCAAACAATTTTTTTGTAAAGTAAATGTATCTACCTCTACTATCCAACCGTTCATGAATAAAAATAATACCCACTCAATCAACATTTGAATCAGGTTCTTTTATGATGAGTGGTACAGCAGGTTTGTTAAGTGCATTTAAAATTGCTTCGTTTAAAGAATTGCCATTTCTTCTTCGTAATTCTTTTTGTTCATTTGCAATTTTACACTTCACAGGATCCATCCAGTCAGGTAAAGGTTCATCATCTGATTCACCCCAAAAAGAGCGCTGATTCATTTGTTTTTCCTTAATTTAAATCCATGAATTTGTTTAGACCATCAACATCATCAAGATCAGCAAATAAATTATCTTTTAATTTGCCAGTATGAAACATCACTAAACGATCCATGGGATATTCTTTTGCAATTGATGTTACAGCAGGCAATGCCCCATACAGTTTAATCTTTCTACTTCTTTCTGGATGTTCAAAGAATGCATATTCGATGTTATCATAAAATGAATCCCAGCTGCGGCGAAACTTATCGATTCTTGATTTCCAAGAATGCACTGGATCAGAACCATCAAGTGTTCCAGTATGTAAAATTACTCGCAGTTCTTTTACTTTCTTTCCTTCTTTAACAAGATTTCGATAAAAACTCGAAAGAGTAACAAAAGATTTTGAAACATATTCAGTAGAATATACCTTATAATAAATTCCATTGTTCTTATCGTTATCGATATATCCCATTCTTTCTAACCATTCTTTTCCTGAATCTTCACTATAATGAAATAGTTTTTGTTGTGCAGTTTTTTCTTCCATTACTCGCAAACAAATTTTGTTGAGAGTTGCGTCTCCAAAAGAACCATTTGAAACAAATTTTGCACGCTTAAAAATTGCATCATATGTTTCTTCGATATAACCATTTGCAATTGCTTTTTGACAATGTGACACAATATCTAGCATAGTATGTGGTGAATAAGGATCAGAAATTGGATTTGCCATGACACCAAATTGTGCATATGAATCCCAATCAGAGCATTCATAATAATCTACAATGACATTTTCAAAATCTTCTTTTAAAAGTTTCTCTAGTCGAGTTTTTCCATTTCCAATATAATCTTTATTGTCTGGACAAAGCAATACAGAAATTGGAACACAGTTCAAGCGAAAACCAAACTGTTCAATGCTCTTATGTACATCATCAGCATTTGCACCACGGGATGTAAATCTAGCATCTTGAAAGAGGAAGAATTTTGATGCACCAAGCTTCTCATCTATTTCTTTTGGCGCCATTTGAAAAGAATCGATCTTTACGATTTTGCGCTCTTTGAATTTAATGCCAGGTGGGAGTTCTTTAGAATTATATAGCCCAGGATAAACTTCAGGACAAATATATTTTTTTGAAATCTCTAAATCTTCTTGTGTGAATTTTTTTGCGCTCAATGGCACAGATATTACTACTGTCATATTAATACTCCTTTATCGAGAGTTCAAGACACGATTAGATGCCTTGAAAGGTTAAAATGTACACTCAGAAGGTCATCGCTTCGTGAGTTACAATATTATATATGAAACTTTTTAAAGATTTTGTTGCTCTTGTTCCTCTAATTGCCTTTGATGATTCATTGAACCATCATCACTTTCAGGGAAAAAATATTCATCAGGCTTTTGCAGCAATAAAGGCTTCATAGAGTTTGATGCCTTTTGATTCTGCTTCAATTTCCCATGGTTGTTCATCATATGGTATAACATCTGAATTTACCTTTCTTCCACGCCAACAAGTCATTTCTTCGTTTAATTCACCTATTGCATATTGTAACATATGAATCATTTCATGTGCAAGCGTTTTTAACATTTCTTCCTCGGTATCAAGGTGAAGTTCAATGATGAAATGATTCGGCACACCAAGGGCATTATAATCTTCAACAATTACAATTCCCTGATGATTCATTTTTTTTCGGTATTGTACCTGAAGTTTGAGATGCCGTCTTTTTTGAGGGGTGAATAATTTTTCGGCATAGAATTCAATTGCCGAAGAATGTTTTTTTGGAATTTTACCAATTAATATCATAAGACCATTATAACACAAAATTATTTAAATGTCAAGCACTTAAAAATTCATGTTTTATAGTATTCTTCGGCATTAGTCATCAATACATCATTGATAAAGGAACACGCTTCATCTTCATCAGAAAAGTATCGTACTATGAATTGTCCTGTATGTTGTGAAACTATAGTTAAAAGGACTTTGACGCCCTCATAAACTGAAAATTTAATAATCCAACCATTACGAGCAACTGATTCCCAAGACTTGGTTTTTAACGCCGTGTCTAAGTATTTTTTTGAAAAACTAGGGTGTTGGGTTCTCTGTCGCATATTGAATTATATATGCAACAGAGAATTTCGACTATACTAATACTTACTTTGTGTAAGTAAATTTCTTTACTTGCTCTGTTACTTGACCGTAAACAGAATCAGAAATCTTAGCAATTTCTTTTGCAAATGAAGTTTCTGCGTCAATAAAAGCTGCGAGTGGTTCACGAACTTTGCTTTCGGTAACAATAGTATTGAGGAAAATGTGTTTTGCACCTTGAAAGGTGTCGATAAATGCGTTTGCATATGATAGCATGGTAAATCTCCTTAGTTAAGCGAGTTGATTATTCCATATACCTTCTGGTTTTTCTATAATATTCGGCTCGTTGATGCTGTGCTTCAACTATAGAATCCCAAAGAGCATTTAGGAAAAATTTGAGTTTTAATAACATCAGTAACCTCCTTAAGCGTTACTATGTTATTTAGTAATATTATACTGCATCGCAACATAAAAGTGCGGCAATTTTAACTATTTTTTTCTCTATTGCCGATCTTTTTGATCGGATTCATTATAAGTATTGGTGTCCGCTTTGATAAGATTCTTTAGGTGATCCTTCCTAACTCTTACCATTAACCAATCATTGTAGTATTCTTCCCGAATTAAAGCACATTGGGAAATGATTTCAAATGTTTCAAAATATGCACATTCCGATCTTGTTTTACAGAGATGAAGAATGGTTCGTTTAAATGGAATGCCTAGTTTTACCTCTTCTTGCACCACTTTGTTTGAACCATAATAATCAAGCCAATCAGAAGATTTACGAATTTTCTTTCGTTTGCCTTTAACTTGTTTTGATCCTGATTTTGTAAAAAATTTCTTGCCAATATATTTACGGCCTGTAACTACATTTTCCAAAAGATAAACAAAGCCGTAATTATCCTCAATCATTTCCTCAGTAAATATATCACTCTTATAATACCAACTCATTTTTATGAAATTCCAACATTAAATGATATAGAAATTCTATCTTCTTTAGATAAATTTGGTTCTACACTATGTTTCAACCAAGATGGAAAAATTAAACATTTACCTTCTATCGGCTCATGAACCCAATTTAGTGGAAATAAATTTGAATATTCATCTGATAATTTATAATAAAATTCCATATAAGAAGAAATCAAATCACAAGATGGATTTTCAAATATTATTGAACCACAATTTTTATCTGGCACTTTAATATATAAACACCCACTTAAAAAAGAACTTGGATGACAATGAGACTTATTATAGCTGTTGGGTGAATTTATGTTTATCCAATAATTTGCTACATACAAATTAAAATTGCATTTAATTTCTGTAGAAAACTTTTTAGTTCCTTTTATGTCTTTACTCTTTTGATCATAACAAACTTTTTCAATTGCTCGACAATCAATATTCAACATATTTGAACTAATAGGAATATTAAAAATATTTTCTATCATTCGTCATCATCTTCGTTTAAATCTTCTATATCCACTATCATTTCTGCACAAAAAGGACAGAAAGAAGGATTATCTTCTACTTGATCTTTATCGTATTTAATTGTAAATTCAGAACTACAATTGTCGCAAATGTGATGTAGATTCATTAGTTACACCATGAAGATTTCTTTTCGCCAAAATATGGTCTTGCATGGCCATTAGCAATTAATAAAGCAGACAACTTTTGTCCATTGATAATTACATCACCAAGAACACGCCCGCCATATTTGTCATGTGATTGCAATTCAATTTGAATCGATTGTTTTGCTTTAATTGCATTATTGAGTGTATCTTTTGTGAATTGTGAGGCTTTTTCTGCAGCTGCTGCCTCTTTTGGACAAGCAGCTCGATGGCCTTTTTCAGGTGTATCTACACCAAGAACACGAATTGATAATTTCTTTGGTAAAGGATCAGGCATAAAATCTGCCTGAAACTCTACAGTATCACCATCAATCACTCTTGTAATTTTATATGTGTATGGATTTGCAAATGCAGTAACAGATATAAACACAAGTCCTAAAAGATAACAAAAAAAGATTATTATTATTTTTTTCATGCTGCTTTTCCCCATACATCATCCCATGAACCAGATAATGCGCCTTTAGCATAATCTGTCACTCTGTTTTCGAAGAAGTTTCCATGTACAGGTGAGTTGACCATTTCTTCAACCCATGGCAATGGATTCTTTTTAACTTTAAATATACCTTTAAGACCAAGACTAATCAATCTACGATCTGCAATATATCGAATGTAATTTTTTACATCTTCACTACTTAGTCTTTGCATTTCGCCCATTTGAAATGCTAAATCAATAAACTTATCTTCTAATTCAACCATGCGTGTGGCCACGGTGTATAGTTCGCCTTTGAGCTCATCATTCCAAATTTCTTTATTTTCTTCAATATAAGTGCGAAATAGTTTAATCATGGACTCACAATGCATAGTCTCATCAACAATAGACCATGTAACAATTTGACCCATACCTTTCATTGTACCGTTGCGTGGAAAATTGAGCAACATAATAAAAGATGAGAACAATTGCATACCTTCTGTAAATGCAGAGAATACAGCAATATGTTTGGCTGTATTTTGTTTTGTTGAGTTTTGATTTGCAATATCTAAAACATATTCGTGTTTCTGTTTCATCGCATCATATTCTAAAAATTGATTATACATGGTATCAGGTAGACCAAGTGTTTCAATTAGGTGTGAATATGCAGCAATATGTAATGCCTCACGAGCCGCAAAACCAAGAAGCATCATACGAATTTCTGGTTGTGGAAAATATGGAAGATAATTCTTTACATAACCACCTGCCACATCTATGTCACCTTGTGTGAAGAAACGAAATATGTGAGTAAGAAATTGTTTCTCTGATGATGTTAGTCTGTTTTTCCAATCTTTTACATCTTCAATCATTGGAACTTCTGAATGAAGCCAATGGATTTGTTCGTGTTTTAACCATGCCTCGTATGCCCATGGATAGTGAAACGGTTTGAAACTTTGTCTTTCATCCATCAAATTACTTTTTTTCTTTATCATTCGTTATGCCTTTTCTTTTATATCTTCGATTAGAATGTCACACATTTCTTTTATTTCTTGATCATCAAATTCCATAGCATCTGCATTATTTAAATTTTGCATCCAATTATCAAATTCAAAAAGTCTTGGATAAGAATAATCGTATTCTCCATCTTTTGCAAAAATGGAAAAATAATCAGGATATCCAAAACTAAATGGATTTGTTCCTCCAAAAAATGTTGTGCCTGGTTTATCTAGTGCGTGTGCAATGTGTTGTCCTGAACTATCTATTCCAATAAAATAATCACAATTTGCAATTACTGCTGCTGATTCTCTGTATGAAAGATTTTTAAGAAAAGGAAATTCTTTATCATCAATGCAAGAAAAATCTCTGTTTTCAAACATGATAACTTGATAATTTTCTTTTTTTAATCTTTGTAACATTTCTGTTGTTGTTTTTAGATTTAAAGATCTGGCAGAAGGATCGACTATATCATTATTTTGAAATCTGGCCTCACTTCCAAATGGTTGAAATACAATGATTTTTTTATTGAAATCTAATCCTTGTTGTACAGCATTTATTTCTGCCCTAGAAAAATGCAGTCTTGGTTTTTCCATTACTTCAATTGATCCATTAATTTCTTCATTG